ACCTTAGAAGAGTCTCTGCGTAATAACTTCGTAGGTCTTATTTCTTCTCGTTATGATTCGGCTCAACGAGCCAGAGACATAGACGAACAAAGATGGCTCACTGCTTATCATAATTATCGTGGCTTGTACGGAAAGAACGTAAGGTTCCGCGAGTCAGAAAAGTCTCGTGTATTTGTCAAAGTTACAAAGACAAAAGTTCTTGCAGCCTTTGGTCAGCTTGTTGACGTTATCTTTGGTGGCGGTAAGTTTCCTATTGGAATAGCCGAAACCAAAGTACCAGAAGGTGCTTCAGAGTATGCTCACCTAGACGTACAGAATCCTGTACCTGGTATTGAAACGACGCAAGAAGAATCAGAAGAGCAACCATACATTTCAAAACCTAAAGAAGGAGATAATCCTTTTGATGTTGGTTACCAAGGCGACGGGCGTGTACTTAAGCCCGGATCGACATACGGGACACAAAAGTTCGACGTACAAGAGCTTGAAGACGCAGCAGCGCCCCAGCTCCAAGAAGGACCAAGCCCAAACCCACAAGCCTTAGAAGTAAAGCCAGCTCAGACAGCTGCACGTAAGATGGAAAAACTAATCCACGATCAGATTGAAGAATCTAGTGGATCTAGTGAAATACGTAACGCTCTGTTTGAGTCTGCACTATTTGGTACAGGGATTGTTAAAGGTCCTTTTAATTTTAATAAAACATTAAGCCGCTGGGAAGAAGATGAAGAAGGTAATAGAACGTACAGTCCAGTTGATGTGCGCGTTCCTCGTATTGAGTTTGTTAGCATATGGGACTTTTTCCCAGACCCAAATGCAACTAATATATCCGAATGTGAGTATGTATTTCATCGGCATCGAATGAATAGATCTAAGCTACGTTCTTTAGCGCGTATGCCTTATTTTAACAAAGATGCAATCAGAGAAGCTCTGTTTCTCGGTCCTAACTACGAAGAGCAGGACTATGAGTTAGAGTTGAAAGACGATAATAGGTCCGAAGAGTATGGCTCCGGACAATACGAAGTGCTGGAATACTGGGGAGTTATAGATGCAGAGTATGCTCGCCAAGTGGGTATGGATATTCCAGACGAAGTAGATGACCTTGATGAAGTTCAAGTCAATGCTTGGGTCTGCAACAATCAACTTCTACGTGCCGTAGTCAACCCCTTTACGCCTTTCAGGTTGCCTTATCATGCCTTCCCCTACGAGCGTAATCCTTACAGCTTCTTTGGCATTGGGATTGCTGAGAACATGGATGATTCTCAGAAGATCATGAATGGTCACGCTCGCATGGCAATAGACAACTTGGCGTTATCCGGTTCGTTGGTTTTTGATGTTGATGAGACTGCGCTTGTGGGTGGTCAATCTATGGAAATTTATCCGGGTAAAATCTTTAAGAGACAAGCAGGTGTCCCCGGTCAAGCAATCAATGCGCTTAAGTTTCCTAATACCTCACAAGAAAACATGATGATGTTCGATAAGTTCAGGCAGCTTGCAGATGAACAGACGGGTATCCCAAGCTATTCTCATGGTCAAACGGGCGTACAAAGTATGACTCGTACTGCTTCAGGAATGTCCATGCTCCTTGGCGCAGCATCTCTTAATATTAAAACTGTTATTAAAAACTTAGATGATTTCCTTCTTAAACCTATGGGCGAAGCTTATTTTCAGTGGAACATGCAGTTCCTTGAGTCTAAGCTGGGTATCGTAGGTGACCTAGAAGTAAAAGCAACGGGTACTAACAGCTTGATGCAGAAAGAAGTACGTAGCCAGCGTTTGACTATGTTCCTTCAGACTGTACAGAATCCTGCTGTTGCACCTTTCATTAAAATGAATAAGTTAATCTCTGAGCTTGCTTATAGCCTGGATCTTGATCCTGATGAACTGATGAATGATCCAGAAGAAGCTGCACTAATGGCACAAATCATAGGGATGCAAAATAATGCTGGACAAACAATTGGCCCAGAAGCTGGCCCCGCTGGTGAACAACAAGGAGTCATGGGAGGCCCTGAAGGAGTACCTCCAGAAGGCCAAGACCTTGGAGCTACGGGTACTGGTGGCGGCAACATCGGAACTGGAAGTGTACCGCAGTCAGGGGAGAGTGAGTTCTCTGGAACGCCTAGAGCAGCTTAAAGAAAACGTAAGAATGATTATGGAGCAGCGTGACGATGCTTGAAAAACAAGAACAAGATTTTAGAATGATGTACGAAGCCTTCCAAAAAGAAATGGCTGCTGCAAAAGACGCAGAAGAAAAAGCAATGATTCAAGCACGTTTTCAAGAACAAACTCAAAACGTAGACGAAGAGACTAAGCGTGAGGTTTATAAGTCTATGGATCGTCAGCCTAAGAAGATTAGGCTACGTGAAGCTGATGGAGGTTCAATGCTTGTACCTCCTGAAATGCCTGTAGATACGTATACCCCCGAAGAACAGGCTAACGCTGAAGAGTCTCAGGTCTCTGACGAAGAGATGGAAGATAACTACATGAACTATGTGCTAGACGAGTCACTAGGTTCAGACGAACAAGATTATTTAATGAATGCTTTGGAGTCAGATCCCAAGCTAAGCGAAATCTTTGATAAGGTCATTATGACTGCATCAGAGTTTTCTGGGGCTGGAGAAGTCGAAGGCCCCGGAACAGGTGTATCAGATTCTATCCCTGCTCGTTTGAGCGACGGAGAATTTGTAATCACCAGAAAAGCCACTGACGAGATTGGTGCTGACAATCTGCAGATGATGATGGATCAAGCAGAGCGTGAGGCAGATTATGGCGGTGGTGTGTTGCGTAAGGCAGTAGGTGGTTTGTTAGGAATGAAGCAAGAGCAAGATCCTACGCAGACCGATAAGTATGTAGCAGAGCAGGATGTAACAGAAGACGAAATCAATAAGTCTATGTTAGCTGCTAACCGCATGCCAAGCCTACAACCTTCGCGTTTAAGATAGTACGGCTACCTTGTAGTGACAAGCCCCAAATTTTTAAAGACGTTTAAAATTGGCTACCTTGCAAGAAACAAGCCCCGTAGAAAGGAGAATGTAGATGTCCGAAGCATTATTAGAGGAGCAACAAGAACAGGAAGTAACTTCTAATCCATATAACATGAAAAAGGCTTGGCATACGCCGGATGGACCGCGTAGGCCTAAAGCAGATTCACTGTATTACGAAGATGAAGATGAACAACCTAGTAAGCAGGCTACCCGACAAAAGGCCCCTGCTAATGAAGAAGAAGCCTCTAACAACGAGACTAATTATAAGAAAAGGTACGACGATCTAAAGAAACATTACGATCAAAAACTTAACGAGTTTCGACAGCGCGAAGAGCAGTTGAAGGCTGAAGCTAGAGCAGCTCAGCCAGAATACCGTGCTCCTAAGTCTGAAGAAGATCTTGCTAGGTTTAAAGAACAATATCCTGATCTGTATGACACAGTAGAAACTGTGGCACATATGAGAAGTCAGCAAGAGATTGAAGCACTTCGTCAGAAGATGTCTGCAATCGAAGCGCGTGAAATGGAGATTGCTAGGCGAGAAGCCGAAACATCTTTAAAGGAACGCCATCCGGACTTTGACGAGATTCGTGGTGACGATGCTTTTCATGAGTGGGCTAAAGAACAGCCAGACCAGATTCAGGACTGGATCTATAATAATCCAGATAATGTAACGTTAGCCGTCAAAGCACTAGATCTTTATAAGTTAGAAACGGGCAAAGCTACACAAAAACAACGAGGCCGTCCACGTAAAGAACAACAAGGTTCAGCTGCTGATATGGTATCTACTAAAACAACAAGCGTAGATACACAGCAGAAAAAGATTTGGACGGAAAGTGAAATAGCTAAGATGTCCCTAGATCAGTTTGACAAGTACGAAGAAGAAATTCGTGAAGCTCTTTCTGAAGGTAGGATACGTCCAGGCTAAATCTTTTCTACATTTAAGGAGATTTTAAATGGCTTTTAACGTAAGTGACCAAGGGTTTGAATCAGCTTCACCCACCAACTTTAGCGGCAGTACTAATTGGCTTCCGCAAGTATACTCCAAGCAAGTACTTAACTTCTTTCGTAAGGCGTCTGTAGCAGAAGCTATTACGAACACCGATTACGCTGGTGAAATTTCTAGCTACGGTGACACGGTTAAGATTATTAAAGAACCTACCATTACTGTATATCAGTATGAGCGTGGCGAAGACGTTACTCAGCAGAACCTGAGCGACACTGAGCTTACGATGGTAGTAGATGTTGCTAACGCATTTAAGTTTATTGTAGATGATATTGAATCACAAATGTCACACGTAAACTTCCGTGACGTTGCTACGTCTTCTGCAGCATATTCTTTGCGTGATGCGTTTGACGCAGGTGTAATCGCTAAGATGTTTGCTGGTATCAGCACGTCAGCTCCTGACCATACTCTTGGTGCAGACAGTGCAACGCCGCTTGGCGCTAACGTCTTTGACGGCGCTGGTGCAGTTGACCTTGGTATCTCTGGTGAGACTGACCCTCTTGACCTTATGGCACGTATGGCACGTCTTCTTGACGTACAGAACGTACCAGAAGAAGGCCGTTGGTTTGTAGCAGGTCCTGACTTCTATGAGCAGCTGTCTCAGTCTGGCTCTAAGCTGTTGTCAGTAGACTACAACGCCGGTCAAGGTTCAATCCGCAACGGATTGGTATCTTCTGGCAAACTCCGTGGATTTAGCATGTACAAGTCTAACAACATTGCTGCGCCTTCAGCGGCTACTGGCAAGTGTATGGCTGGTCACATCTCTTCTACGGCTACGGCCCAGACGATCACTACTACTGAAGTATTGCGAGATCAATCAAGCTTTGGTGATATTGTTCGTGGTCTGCATGTGTATGGTGCTAAAGTGCTTCGACCTGAAGCTCTTGTTGGTGCTTTCTACATCATCGACTAAAATAATTGGTAAGGGGCCTTTAACTAGGCCCCAAGCCTTTAAAGGATTTTAAATATATGCCTATGATTGGAAATGAGCAAAAGCCAGTAACATTTAGACAGAAGACTATTGTAGCTAAAGAAAGTCAAATGCGTAGAGGTTTTGATAAGAAAGCTTATGACTCTAACTGGGAGCGTATATTTGGCAAAGCAAAGAAAGAAGAATCGGAGAAAAGTAAATGAGTAATAAAACAAGTTATTCCGGTTGTGGCGATATGGAAAAAAGAGCTGCCAAGATGTGTGGCGGTAAAATGCACCGCGATAAAAAAATGTATGGTGGTGCTATGGGCATGGCCGGTCCTCAAGGCGGTGTAAGTAATCAGCAGCCTAAGAAAGGACGTGATAGACGCGGCGCTGCTGGGATGGGCCGTGGTAGAAT